CAAATATTGATTAGTCATTCCCCGGCCCACTTCCACGCTTCCCGCCGTTCCAACCCGGTAACCAGAGCCAAGGCCATCAAACATTAAGGTATTATCGTTTTTCTTGTCGGGCTTCGGGAATAGTGACTTTTCAAGGTTTTCACTGTAACGCTTGGTCATTTCAAACAGCGCACGGGTTGAATCGGCATGATGCGTTAGAATAAATGATTTCTTTCCGCGCTTGGTGATGGTCTTATGAAAGAATCGGGCTTGAATTAGGGTGCTAACTCCTTGCTGGCGGCCTTTAAGTACCAAGGCACGTACTTTGCCAGTGGCGAGCAATTGCGCCTCTAGGCGGTCGTGTATGTATTGTTGTGCGCGATTGAATACAAAGTTTCGTTCAGCCCCGCTTTTGTCGTGGATGATCAGAAAGTTTTTAGCAAATAAGGGTAGAGACTTTAAAACCTTAATCAAGCGTTCATCAGACATGAAACGTAAATCCTTTTAATCAATCAATCGGTCAATCAATTTTTCAACAATGCTTTCGCTTACAGTCTTCTTGTCTTCAGCGATTACAGGCCCATATTGTTTGGGCAATAATTTTGCAGCAAGCCATTTGCGGGTATCAATGCGTAAGCGGCTGCGGGCGATAAACTCGGTGTTGCAAACTTCCTCACCGGTCAACATATTAATCTTGGTATCTTGGCTGTCATCATCAGCAATTGACAGGCATTCTTCGGCTAAAATATCGGATTGTATCATCTTGGCCTGTGCGTATTTCACCGAAAACGTGGGATGCTTAAGCCGCCAAAGGTAAATGGTGCTAGGCACGGGCAAGTCATCATATTTAGCGCATATTTTATTAAGGCCCAATGAATGCGTGGCTACTCGCTCGCAAATGATGGCTGCGATTTCTTCGTTGTAATCAGTAGGGCGCCCCGTCTTGGCTTTCGCCTTAACGGGTAGCTTTTTGGCAGCCATGATTATGGCCCTGCTTGCTCATTGCGTCTTTCACCACGCATTTCGCCACCAGCTTCACCGGGTTCGCAGTACTTAGGTTGCATCTTGTTTTGAGATTCAACGCGTCTACCAAATTCAGAAGGCACGCCGTTATAGTGGGTATTCCCGCATGCATCAGCAGGGCTTGTATAATCTTTAACTTCGTTCATTTGATTCACTCCTGTGAAATAAATTATTAATCGATTAATAACTGTAATCATAGCTAACACATGGTTACATTGCAAAGATAGCATAAAGCCTACTTATCCACAAAATCTGTTAGTAAGCAAGTGAATAAACACATGCAAGCCTATAAACCATAAGGCGTATAGGTCGATTTGAAATGCTAAACCACATCGCGCAAAATACGTTCATTTATTTTAGTCCAACACTTGACATATATGCCAACACTTGGCATAATAAGCACATACAAACAACGAAGGATAAAACATGAGCTACATGGAATGCAGAATTAACGACGAGCAAGTATATAACCCATGGGATAGTGAGGCCGATGAAGCTACGCAATCACGCTGCCCACTAAGCATTACGATAGACGAGTTGATGGGCGATGATTTTTACCCATACGTTACTAAAAACAAAAACTGGGGCTTTGATTTCATTGTAGAGGGTGAAGGCGATGATGAAATGACGGCTACAAAGATTCACCCGGATGCAATGGAGTCGATGGCTAGTTTTTGCCGTCAATTTTTAAATTTTTACGATAACGCTACAAAGGAGGGTAAGTAATGAGTTTAGAAAAATATAGTTGCTACGAGTTTGAAATCGTAAACATACCGGGAGATGATTACGGATGGATTTATCAGATTTATGGTGATAATTATATGTTTGGATATTCCGTTATTTGTGAGGGTGACGAATACTACGATACAGAGCAAGAGGCACGCTTTGCCGCTATAGGGCATATCAGTTTACTTGAAAATGGAGAAGGCTAACATGATGCTAAATAAAATAAAATGTTTGTTGAGAGGTCATCGATTCTTGATGGATTATTACCCGGCGTATTTGTGCTATTACCCGCGCTATACGGATAGATGCCAATGTTGCAAAAAACCAAGGGGGTACTATGAATCACCAAAAGTTACAGGAATTTAGCAAAATAGCGGCTGGTATTACGGCTGCAATGGATACTTTGATTCAAGTTCAATCGTTATTTGTTGACTTACTGTTAAAGGAGTGCGATATACCCGCAGAAATGAAAGAAGGTATGATTCGCGATATGAACAAAATAATTGGAGTACATCAATTATGAGCGAAACGTTAGATGATTTAAAATCCTTAAAAGACGACCTCATGCACAAAATAGGAACGCTTTATTATTCTAATTCTGAATCATCACCGACTTAGCTACTGGCCCCTTGGGCGACGTTTCAGGTTCAAAGCAAACCTTGTCGCCCTGTTTTACGCTCTTAAACCCTTCGGCTTGAATTTCTTTAAAGTGTAAAAAATAATCTTTGCCGCCAGCCTCTACAAATCCAAAGCCTTTTCCATCACTGAACCACTTAACAATTCCGTTTATCATTTTAAAATTCCATCTAGTTAATAAAAATCAAATTCTACCGCTTAAATCGCTTGTATGGCGTGCGTTTCGTGTCAGGGGTATATATCGGCCCTCTTTTTGGCTCCGGCTCCCTGTAGGGGTCTGTATGGCCGTTTGCGTAATCCGGCATTCCTGCCGACATCCAGCATTTAACCGCAGTCATTAGCGAGTCAACCGGTACAAGCCCGTTTAACATATCTTGTTTATCTTCTTTGCTCAATAGGCGGGTTGATATCAGTTGTGCTTTCACACACAGAGCTTGCCCTATCATTTTCAACAAATCTTTGCACTGCTTGACCGATAGCGGTATCGGTTGGGATTCGTCCATATTCGCTTAGTCCTAGTAATTTCCTTATCACTGGCATGTTTTGGGCCATTCCCAATAGGTGCGCATACTGCGGAAATATTCTTGATTTTGGCGGATAATCCTTATCCTTTTTGTCCATCGTATATCCTTATGTGAGTCATTATGCGTTTTTGCTTCAATATCTGTATGCGGTGGAGCGCACCAGTGTCTGTTTCATCCGTATATCCTTATCTAGCGTATTTGGCGTATTTGGCGTATTTTTCCCTTAGTTCTGGTTTTTTCTGGAGTATTTCAGAAACGTAGCCTTTGTCTTCTCTTTCTTTTATTATTTCGTAAGTTATAAATTGTCTGTTTTGACGCTCAACGTCTGTTTCATTTTCAGGGGCTTTTGTTAAAGCAGTTCCGGGCTTTGAATAATTGTCGAGCTTTTCGCGTTCCAACCATAGTTTCCATTTCTTGACGGTTACCCATTGGTTTTTTGAATCGTAATGTTCCTTGCAAGATTGGAATATTTCATCGTAGGTGACCGCGTAGGCTGCAAATTTAGTTTTGAAGAATTCCTGTGCGCCATTGTCGTCATAGGATGTTTTGGCTTGGATTTCTTTTTTAGAAGGAAATGAAATAACAGTGTGTGTGGGCGGCGTAGCCCCCTCACTCTTTTTATCTGGAGAAGTATCTGGATCAGTATCTGGTATAGTTGTCACAGATCTGTGAAATCCATTTACGTATTCTGTGAAATCCATTTCACAGATCTGTGAAATGCTATCAAATAGTCGATTTAAGTACTTATTGCACAATAAATGCTGAAAGTAAAAATAGGCTTTAGGGGTTAGGGCATACCATGTTGTACGGTCGTATAAAGTGTGATTGTAGTTGCCGCGCTGAACCAATCCTTCGGAAACCGAATTGTTAATGATGGTTTCTATTTGTCGTCTGGAATAGTAAGGAAAATAATCGCAAATGGCATCAAGGGTATCGTAGCACCAAGCCAAACCGTCGTTTATATGCTTGTTATTGGCTAGGTTCTTTTCAGTCCAAAAAGCAAGGTGTCCAAGAAAAAGTGCTATATCGGGTGAAAAGTCGGTTGCTATACCAACATTAAAAGCATGAGAACGCGGGTCAATCGTTTTAACTGTATATTTTTTAGGGCTTCGTGGTGTTCT